ATATATTATATATTATTAATAATAACGGCTTTACGATTGTCCCCCAATCGACCATACGTTTCAATCGACCATACGTTTCAATCGACCATACGTTTCAATCGACCTGCTTTTTGTGTTTTCCCGCAACCCATGATAGGTTATGTGGGTACGGTAGGGTGCAAGTAGGGTGCAGGTAGTAGTATCGTGCATACGATTGCCCCTGTGCCCCGCACCTGAAAACCCGCTCCACTACACCAGCTTTTCCCGAAATCGCCCCGTGCGCCACGTCCGTTCGTTTTATGCGTATTTTCGCCGCCCATCATCACCCATCGTCGCCCCGTTGTGTCGCGCCCCGTCCCGCCCCGGTGGATTGCCGACCGCAAAATAACGGTTGACAACCGCCACACGATACCCTATTATTCCCATTAACCGTAAAAAAGGTATCCAAAATGACCAAGCTCCTAGCACAATTAATAAGAGTAGGCTTTTGGGACATCAAGGTAAAGCATTGCCTTTGTCCTGATGGCCGGCGTCGCACCGCTCAAGTGAAAATCCCCGACACATTCTACACTATGCCCGCTCGCGTTAAAGCATACGGAAAGACTGTTTCCGGGTTCGTCACAGGCTATGAGCAAGATGGCCAGCCCGATTATAAGTTTATCCCGTACTCGTACGGAAAAAATCACAGTGTCTTCAACCAGTAGGAGAACTACTATGTCTCAAAAGTCTTTGCAAACCATCGCCGCCGAGTGGCACAGCGGGCAGTCAAGCGCCCTTTATGCTTACGCCAACGCAGGCACCATTAAAGCCGGACTAAGGAAGGAAATTGTAGACTGTTTTCCGTTCGCCAAGGCCAAGGAGTTAGCAGAATTAAAACGGCTCTTTGTCGCAATCTCGCCGGTTCCTACCAAACAAGAGGTTATTGGTGCTAATGAATTTTGGTCGAGGCTCTATCGCAACGCCGATGGCTCGCCGGTAAGGGCGCGGCGCACCGGAAAAACGCAAGTATGGAAAACCCGCCCTGATGATTTCAAACAGCCTGTAAAATACGGGCTGAAAGAATCGTTTTACATCACTCCCCGAAACATCGGGGATTGGGTTATTGCGCCCTGAGTAAATCTTGACGCCAGCCGGGTTCCCAGGCGCGGCTGGTTCTGGATTTATTCGCGACGAGCAAAGTTGCGGCCGGGCCACCATAGGCCACCTAGATACTTACTTGTCGCCAAACAAGGATGATTGCAAGGATGAATCAAGGATTAGGATGATTGCACGGCTGTTGGGAATAATTGCCAAGGATGGTTTAACTCAAGGGGAATTTAAATGAGCGCCATAACCTTTCTTGAAGAATTTTACCCAGTAACTGCCCAATCCATAGCACAATCAGGCGACGATAAAGCCCTAATTAGGCACGCCATTCAAAAATGGACTGGACTTCTGCCGGAAAACCTCGCGCGGCACAAGGTGTATTTAGTTGATATTGAATTGCAAGACGAGGACGGCGAAGTACTCCTGTCTATAAATTATGCCACGTGTGGGTTGTGCGTAAAATATACCTACACGGAGAATTTTAATACCTTGTGCGACGCCTGCCCCCTCAACAAGATGCTTGGTCATTCCTGCGACGAAGACGATGATGGTAATGATGGCGGGATTTACTACGAAGCTTTAAGCGACCCGCAAATAATGATAGATGCACTGAACAGGGTACTAAATATGTTAGAATAACGTATTTACAAATCAACCCGCCCGTTTCATCCATTTTCATCGGAGGTTCTAATGATCACCAGACAGCAGTACCTTAACAAAGAAAACACTCACAATGAGTATTACGCCCAATTCGTAACATCCTCCATCCTGAAGCTAGTTGAGTCAAAATTCGGCACCAACCGGCTAAAACAGGCATTTGAAAAAGACCAGTATTTTAATACAATCTCGCTCCCAGAGTGGGATGGCTTAAGCCTGTGTCTTGATAAAGCCCGGTTAAATCTTTCGTTGAAAGAATGTGGCGACTCTATAAGCCAGGCCGGCCTAGTTTGTATCCTAAAGGCCGCTGCTCGCCAACTAATTAAGGAGTCACAATGAAAATCCCCTCCCACCTCCAGGCTGAGAAAATCATTTCCCGCATTTCCCGCAACATGGAAATCGCGGCATCAGTTCGTATCGGGACGCTAATCCGAAACAGTCACAGCAATAAAACATCCTACTACGCTTTTCTACGTCAACTGAGGACAAAGTAATGTACCAAGCTCCAATCATAAATTCCTACCTTCCAATGGAGTATCCTGACTTGGAGACTTCATTCTCGCTTTCACTCGTGGTTCCGGCCGGTGATCGGTTCCAATGGAACCCCGTAGAATTTTCTGGCCAAATCCCCGCCCAAGGGTTTTCGTTTTCTTACTCCCTCGCCCTTTCCGCCGCCGAGCTTGGCATTCGTACTGTATCCTAGTAATCCCACAATAGCCACTGCTCCAACAGTGGCTATTACTGGGTTTATTCCGAACCCGATTAGGAGCGTAAAATGATTTCTACCAACTACCATGAAGTAATATCCCTTGAGTTCTACCCCATTAAAAACATACCCGCGCCTGACTCGGTAACATGGCGCACTTTGGAGGTTAAAACTACCACGGAAACTCACATGATTAACTTCTTCCCCAGTAAAGACAACGGAAACCTTAACATTCCCGCAGCCGTGCCCGTTATTGAAATACTCGGCCCTAACCAAACCAGCATCCAGATTGGAGATAAAACCTACTTTTACTCCTACCAGGATTGCGTAGGTTTTTGCCAAGGTAAAACGCGGATTTTTCGCGACGATAATTACTCCCTCACGACCAAAAAACATATTTCAAAAATGTGCAAGGGTTTTGCACCCGTTGCCCCGATCATATTTTATCAGGCAATTTCTGCCTAACTCACTTCGCCCCCGCAAGGGGGTTTCCATCCGCTTAGGAGCGAAGCATGAACCGTACCCCACAGCAACAAGACTTCGTTAACACCATTAACGAGTCGCAATCAATCGCCCTGCGTGCACGGGCCGGCACAGGTAAAACCTACTCCCTTCGAGAGTGGGCCGAAGCCAGCCGCAAAAGTGGTATCGCCACCAGCTTTAGCAAAAGCACCGTAACCGAGCTATGTGCTAAACTCACAGCCCGCTTCCCGGCCAAGACTTTTCACGCACTTGGCCTTGGCGCACTTAAAGGCACCGGCCGCACAATAAAACTTGACTCCTCTAAGATGTATAACATCGTCAAGGTGTTATCAGAGGAAAACGAAATTCCATTTGATTTGCAGGGTGAAATTCGAAGTTTGGCCTGCATGGCCAAAACCTATGGCATCCAGCCCGAGCCAGCCGGCCCGCAAGGCATAACTACAGACGAGCTTGCAACATGGGAATGGTTAGCAGACACCTATGACATTGAATTTAACGAGGAAATTTTACACTGGGCAAAATCAGCAGTTAATCTGTCAAATTTAGCTTTCCAAAAGGACGGCCTGATAGATTTTGACGATATGCTATATTGTTCGCTTGTTTTCCCCCACCGTTTCGCCCGCGTCCCCGCAATACTCGCTGATGAAGTCCAGGACTTTAATCGTCTTCAGCACGTCATGCTTTCCCGCTGCCTTTCCCCAGCCGGGCGGGTTATCGCGGCTGGTGACGATAGACAAGCCATTTATGGTTTCACCGGCGCGTTAAGTGATTCCTACTCAAAACTGGTAGAAACCTTTGGAATGAAGGAACTTCCCTTAACTGTCTCCTTTCGTTGCCCCAAAGAAGTCGTTTTAGTCGCCCAGCAGTACGTTCCCGACATCGAGTATGCGCCGGGATGTATCCAGGGGTCCGTCTCGTATCCCTCAATAATGGATTTATCCGAGGTTCCTAAAACCGTTCTTTGTCGCAACAATGCCCCCTTAATGCGGCTGGCGTTGCGTCTACTTGTTCACGGACGCACTGTTGAAATTGCCGGCCGGGACATCGGGCAAAACCTAATCAAATTAACGGAGCGCATTACCAAGAAAAATCTTCCATGCCAAGAGTTTCTTGATAGGCTTGACAAGTGGAAAGAACGCGAGATTGCGAAGTACCCAAAGCGTAAATTTTCCATTACTGAGAAAGCTACTGTCTTGCGGGCACTCGCAAACGCTCACAAAGACCTTGCCTCGATGCAAAAGCACCTTGGCAAGCTTTACCCGGACCCCAAATCAAAAGAGTACCGGCCGGCCGACGTTCACCTCTCCACAATCCACAAGGCCAAAGGTAAAGAATGGCCGAGCGTATTATTCCTTGACCAGCACCTTATCGGGAAAAACGCCACCTCCGAATGGGAGCAAAAGCAAGAGTCCAATCTCGCATACGTAGGTGTTACCCGCGCCCAGCGTGATTTAACTTTTATTGCATCCAAGCAAATCGAGGGTCTTACCGATGACTAAGTACGCTCGCAAACCAGCCTTGACAGATAGTCAGGAATGCGAAATATTCCCAATTCTAGATGCCGCTTTAACACTGAAACACAAACAAGCCATCTTGCACAAATGTACCACATCACGCTCCAGGTATTTATCTCGTATTCTAAACGGCGAACGCTATCGCAATGCCATTTTATCAATAAGTACTTATTCCTCGGACAACCCGCTTTACGGCAAGGGGCTTTATTACAATTTAGTAATAGAACCTTGCTCAAAAGGGCTTCTCGTCGCCAATGTTGAAAATCCGCCAAACAACATAACAATGGAGATTATTAAGTGCGCCGCGACTAAAAAACCTGTTCCCTTATCATTCCCAATAATCCGGGTTCAGTCCCGATTAAACAAGCTAAAGGAACGCCATCCAACAGAGCTTGGCAGCATTTACATAGACGCGATTAGCCAGTCATTGAAGTACGCTGTTCCACTTAAGGAGGAAATGCTTATAGTAGATATTGACGTAAACCCGGCGGGTGCCGTACCTACCCCAACCGCGGAACAACGCGCCAAAACCCGCAAATAAACCAACCAAAATACCGGCATGGTGTGTTGACATGCCGGTGTTTTATGCGTACAATGGCCACACGTTGATCACAACGCACCAACCAAACCCAACCCAAGGAATACCCCAATGATCAAGCAAGAAAACACCCCAGTCCGCAGTCGCACCATCTGCGGTAAAGAATATGCGGCTGTTTCCCATCCCGACTTCAAGTTTGCCATTCCCCAGCCGTTTACCAGCGAACACTTTAACGTAAGCGAACTTGGTGTGAACGCGGCCGGCCTTGCGACCCAGGTCAATCAAGTTCTCGCGGAGAACCTGGCTAACAACATGGCCGCAAAAGTCCGTAGCGCCATTAAGTCTGGCGATGTTCTTCCTACCCAAGAAGACATGGACGCCCTTTATGCCGCGTATGATTTCAGTGGTGTTCGCACTCGCGGTGCTGGCGGTACTTCCAACGCCCTGTTTGACCGGCTGTTTGCTCGGCTGGCCGGGCAGTTCATTCGCAAGCTCTTGAAAAAGAAGGGCTATCAGGACATGGCCGCGCCTGTTACCGTTGCCAAGCGTGATGAGGAGCCTAAGGGCAACCAAGTCTCATTCGATGTGTTTGAAGCCGAAGTGCAGCGCCTGGTTGACGGCGAAGGCCCCTGGGCTGAAATCCCCGCCTTTATCGAGGTTCGCGAAGGCATGTTTGACGAGGCCCGTGAGGAAGAGGCGGCTATCCGTGATCGTGAAACCAAGGCTGAAGGCAAAATTTCTGGACTAGGTCTGTAATACACCCGAAAGGCAGGGTAATACCTGCCTTTATTTTCACTATAATAATGTACATTGTACAGTAGGAGTATTAAAAATGGCTCGAACTAAACTAAACGAAGTCGCACCTCGAACAATCCGGGTTCACGTTCCAACATATAATTCAATCCTAGAGTTTTTCGCCCTTTCTCACTCCGGCCTTCGCGGCTCAGACGCCATCAGGCAAGTTTTGTATCGATTTGGCACTTATTGCCAAGAGCAAATGGCTATTGGCCGCAAAGCTAGCGCCCGCGACCTAACAGAGGCCGAGGAAATTGTTTTCAAGACATTTAACAACCCTGAGTAAGATTTTATTAACATGGTATCGGGTTGCTAAAACAACCCGGCCATTTCGTAAACACGGAACCAACCCTATGCTAAACCCACTCACGCCCACAATCCTCGACGACGGTCAGGTTTTAACAGGCAACATAGGAAGCCTTAATCACCACGAGGTATTAAGCCTTGCGAACCAGTTGGCCCGGCAAAAACGAAAAAAGGAAGCCCAAGCACTAATGGAGTACCAGCACAGAAAGTTCATTCAATCCCCCCCTCAACCCCCTAAGGCCGCGTAACATGGAAAACTTAAACGAGCTTCTTTCTAAATCCGCCCAAGAATGGACAGACGAAGAGGTTATCCAGCTTATCGCTGGACTGCGTGAACAGCGTGAGCGGTGGAGTCAAGAGCAATCTGCCGGCACTAAAAAACGCATTACCACTGCTAAAGTAGAAGTAAAGCCGCCCAAGCGGGATTTGGCCTTTGAGGGTTTAAAACTATGAACGAGAATACTTCCTTTAAAGACGGTATTCAATTCGCTTGGGACAACACAAGCATCGGTTTGTTTAAAGCGTGCCCCAAAAAATATTACTACTCCATCGTTTGCGGCTACGAGCCCCGAATAATGGCTCCACCGCTTGCGTTTGGGATTGCACTCCATTCTATAATGGAAGCGTGGCATAAACTAATTGCGAGCGGAATCGACAAACACACAGCCTTCATTAAAATTACTCGTTTGGCCGGCCAACTTGGCGAGCACCTACCTCCCGGCGACAATACTCGCACGAAAGAATCTCTTGTCCGTTCTACTGTTTGGTATCTTGATCAATTCTGGGAAGACAAGGCCAAAATCCTTAACCACAACAACAAACCAGTTGTTGAGTACCATTTTAAACTTCCATTTATGGATTATCTCGGAATGGAGGTTTTAATCTGCGGTCATATCGATCGCATGGTACATTGGCAGGACAAAATTTATGTATCAGATTACAAAACCACAAAATACCCCCTAGATTCAAAATTCTTTTCCCAGTTCAAACCCGGCACCCAAATGCCACTTTATCTAACTGCGTGTCATATTATTTCTCAAACAATCGCAGACCTTCCATCCGCCCACGGTGTAATAATCGATGGAATGCAGTTAGGTGTTAATTTCACTCGGTGCGCCCGGAGTGTGGTAGAATTTTCCCTTGAGGAGATAAACGAGTACATAGAGGATTTACAGTACTGGATTAAAAGTGCAATGAATGCTTGTAAAGAAAACTATTTCCCCCAAAACACTGAGTCTTGTCAAAAGTACTCCGGCTGCCACTTTTTAGAGATTTGCTCCAAGTCTCCGGCCCGGCGTCAAGTTTATCTTGACGGGAGTTTTGTTAAGCGGGTTTGGAATCCGTTACAACCGAGGAATTAAAATGAAACAACTCATAATTGATATTTCCGAAACACCCTCCCCTAATACCCAAAGAAATTCGACAATTATATTTTATAGGAAAAATTACTGGAAGGCTGCCGCCAAGCTTGAAAGAGGCTCAGATGACGCTGAGTTAGATTTTTGTTGCTACCTTAGCACTTTAGGCCATCCGAGTAATCCTGTACTTTCTATAGAATCAGTAGAACACGCAAAACAGCTTATTGCTTCGTTAGAACTTGCCATTAAGGAAAAATGGCTTTTTACTGAGCACGAGATTAGTCGCTATAATACCAGCGTAACTGATACTCGTGCTGATATTATTGGAAAAATAGAAGGAGGTTTATAATCATGGGCGAAGCTAAACAGAGTGAAACGTTAACCCCTGAAAAAGCATTAAAGATAATACAGGACACTACTCAAACCTGCCCTCATTGCAAAACACCAGGTTTAAAATGGAGAAGAGTAAACAATACCTGGAGGTTATTTGAACCTGACAACGACATTCATTTCTGTCCCACCTACACGAGTCGGCCCAGGAACTAATAATGAGCGTTAAATTCCCAGATTGTTGCATTGCTTTACGTCAAGCTTTTGAGGTTGATATGGTTTTTATTCCTAAAGGATGTTATAGCGATAATGGAACTATATATTGGTTTAATGGGCAAAAGGAGGTAATAGAAACTAAAACCTGTCCATTTTGTGGAAAAGCTGAGGACTACAAAATAACTATCGATGAAGAATCATTTCTGCCCCACCTACACGAGTAAAAACAATGGAAGCGTTTAAAGACGTAGAAGTACGAATCACAATCCGCTTAACTAAGTATGAGGCTGAATGGCTTTGCGCGTATCTATACGACAATTCAGGCCAAGAAGAAGGAGAATATGAGTGTACGGAAGATACTAATATTCGTAGAAATTTCTATCGCATTTTGATAGAAGCCCTCGACCTACCGGAGAATACTTAATCATGACCCCAACTGACTACGTTTATTGCAATCTAATAAAAACCATTCTCCAAAATGGTGATTTAATCCCAGGCCGCAACGGTGAAACCCGGCGTTTGTTTGCTCTACCTAGTCTGTCTTTTACCAAGACACCACTCGTAACCGTTCGTAAAACCGCTTGGAAAAAAGCCATTCGTGAAATGGAGTGGTTTTTATCAGGTAATCCAAAGTGCCCCGATGAGTTATTAGACTGGTGGCAAAACCAATTAAACCCAGATGGTGAATACATAGCCGGCTATGGGGAACAGCTCAGGGCGTATATGTTCACATTTGACCAAATTGAATCCCTTATAGAAGGTCTTTTAACTCACCCCTACAGCCGGCGGCACGTTATTACCACTTGGAACCCGGCTGAAATGGCAGACATAACAAACCTTAACGATAACCCCTTAACCCCAACAACATGCCATACCACAATCGCCCAGTTTTTCGTAACCCCACCCGGCGCCCTGTCAATGCACTCCTACCAGCGCAGTGCCGATATGTTACTGGGTGTTCCTCACAACTGGATTCAAAGCTGGGCCTTATTAATGTGGGTTGCTGCACAAACCGACACGTTCGTTGACAAATTGCTATGGACGTTCGGTGATGCCCATATCTATATGGAAGAGTCCCACAAAGCAACAGCAAACCAGCTTGCAGACCTTGCCGAGGAGGTAAACTCAGTCAAATCCGATAACCTACCGCGATTGATTTACCCTAATAAAACAGGTCCGTTTGAAACCAACGACTTTGAAGTGATTGGGGATGTTCCTGCTCCACTAATTATGATTCGGCCCAAACTGCTATAAGGGGATTTAAAATGAGCAACGTATGGTCTTTTTGGCTACACATTTATTTCTGTGCACTCGAGTCTGCCACTGAAAACCGCCCGACACTTTACTCTAGTTGGATTGATGGCGCAGTTCTTCCTTACTACGGAGAAGGTCAACAAGAAACGATAAAAGAATAATGAAAGTAAACCCTTAACCTACCAGGGCCGGCTTTAACAAGACCGGCCTTGCAAGGAGCATCAATGCAACTTAACCCTCGTAAAAGCAAGTGGAAACTTTCCCTTTTAACTCACACCCTAGCCGGGCTTGTCGGGGCCAGCGCAGGGTTTACCGTTGCCTGTTGGGCAATAGCCCCGATTTACACAACCCCAAAATACCATCTTAATGATTTTAAAAAGGTTCCTCCAATCCAACCATTCAACGGATTTTCTAGTAACAAACTTTGGGAGTTTAAATGTGTTGGTACAGAAAAAGACTGCGGTACAGTTTCAATTCCAAACCCAAGCACACTTTTGTTAATTGGATGTGGGTTAGTTGTTATGTACTTATTTAAAAAATAAAGGAACATCTATGAACCTCGCCCGCTCCATAGCAAGTCGTATTGCGGTATGGTTTTGTATTGCCAATTGAATTTCCCGTTGACAAACGCATCCAATAATGGGATGATACTACCCATTCAATCCACCGAACCATGCCGCCATGTCCATTCACCTTCAAGTCCCCTTAAACGAAAAGAAAACCCAGCGCACCGTTCTTTTACCTGACCGGCTCTGGGAGTTCGCCAAGCTAATGTCCCTAGAGGATTCCTATACACTAGGAGTACGAATAATTCTAGAGACTGCATATCAAAAAACAAATTCAAAGGATAACAAGTAATGAAACTTTCCCCTGCCGCAAAGCCACAATTGCTAAAAATCCTTTACCTCGGGTATTCCGGTGAAGGCAAATCCACCTCCCTTGTTCCTCTTGGTATCCCAGGATACCTCGATAATCCTGGCTACGAGCTTCGCATTCTTGACTTCGATGGTAAGGCCGAGGAAGTTATTCGTTCCACCCTGGCCCGCCTTTTAAAGGACAAAGTAATTTCGCAAGAGCAGCATGACAAAGCACTCACCGAAAATTACGATGTATGCCCCTGCATTGAGCCAACCGGGATTGTGTCAGCACGCGAGGGTAAAAAGACCATCAAAAAACTTGGTGTTGAAGGAATTGCCACTGCGTGGAACACCGCCATCAGGCAGTTAGAAAAATGGTCGAGTTCGTTTTCCGACAAGACAATTCTTGTAGTCGATTCATTTACCTATGCAGCACGCGCTATTGTGAATTTTTCCCAGGAGCTAAACGGAAAACTCAACCAAACCCTCGAATGGCGCGATTATCAAGCGCCACAACAAATGGCCGAGAATTTGATGGTATTATGTGCCGACCTTCCAACCCATGCCATTGTTTGTGCTCATCAAGACCCATTGGAAATGTATAAGGCGACTGACCAAATCGACGATAAAACTGGAGCCCCCGTCCAAGAGTTAATCGATACCTTAATGGTTCCCATATCAGTCGGTAAAAGCGGTCGCATGAAGCTCCCGGCTCGGTTTAACCACTTACTCGTTGCCAGTTCCGACGGAAAAGGCACCAGTACCCGCCGTTATATTTACACCGAGCCGCGAGTAGGTGTGGTGACAAAGACTCCGTTTTACGGGAGATGCGAACCTCGATACTCCCTTGATAAGGGGATGGTTGAGTATTTTAAACTGGGGCGCTAGTTCATTTAATACACATGTCAATTTTACAAGTGCGTATGGTGAGCACCAAATTTCACCACCAAAACCAGAGGATACTATCATGACCTCAGTTAAGAAAGGCAAGCCCAAGCCGAAGCCGTGCTGAAAAGGATGCCGCCCGCAAGGGCGGTGTAAATACGATACAACCGTGTTATTTCGTAAACACATTTCAACATTCCAGTATTTCAATATCTCAGGATATTCCCATGAAAATCGCAGACATTCTCAAAACCAATGCCTCTTCTTTCAAAGCTCCTACCCGGTTCCCGGCTGGTAACTATATCGTAGTTATTACTTCCTATGATATGCTACCGTTCTTTTGGAAGAAGTCTGGTATTCATGGCCTGGCATACGTCCCAACTATCCGGCCGGTGTCATGCCTAGAAGCTGACGACGACTCCAATCCGGACTTGCAAAATGAGCAGTTGGCCGCACTAAACGCTTACGGCGACTGGACTGCGAAAGATTTTCAGTTCGCCTACACCTCTCGTGAAACCAATGTCAAGATGGCAGCCGTTTCGGAGATTAACTTCCCGATCATCGAGTGTGATTCGGCGGGGACACTTGTAGGTATTCTTGAGAAGCACGCTTGGCGGTTCTACCTGCGTGGCGACAACGGCGAGCAGCAGGGGTTTGTTGTTGACACGCTCGGCCTGAGCTACCCGGATGGTGAGGAACTTGGTACTATTCTGGAGGACACTATTGGTAAGCGGTTTCTGGCATCCTTTGCCTACGAGGCTAACCAAAACGATCCCAGCCGGCCGCCGAACCTTATCATTGAGTCCGTTGCCCAAGTTTAATTAACCCAACCAAGGGCGGGACACCAACCCGCCCTTTTTGTCTGGAGGTTTTATGTTTAGTAACGTGCTTCGCCAAGTACAAGTTGAGTCTATTTTAATAGACCGTGATAACAGACAAAGAACTGAATTAACATTTGATTCTGTTATTCCCCTTGCCGTTTCAATTGGCCGATCACAGTGGATTTCTCCCATTTTAATTGATGAGGAGACCAATTATTTAATCGCTGGCGAACGCCGGCTTATGTCAGTAAAGGCGCTTCGTTCTGCATTCCTCGGAGACTATTCAATCTTCTCCGACGAGCCCGCCGCACGAGAAGCCCTATTTCCAGTTTGCACCTGCCATATAGAATCATGGAAAGACTGGACTAAAATCCCTTCCCAATTAGGAAAGAATTTTACCCCCACCGATTTACTCATGTACGAGTTTATCGAGAATGCCCAACGCCAAGACCTATCTTGGCAGGACAGAGCACGAGCAATTTTTGATATACACTGCAAAGGTTTATCTCAAAACAAAGAGTGGACGGCTGTGAATACAGCTAATCTTATTGGAATCCACCGTGCTACAGTAACAGAGAACTTACGTATTTGGCGGGTGTATGCTGACGAGTCTGCTGGTGAAGAATTAAAGTTAATCATCAAAGAGTCCCCCACGCTTCGATCAGCCGCCGCTACAGTCGAACGGTATACATCGCGCCGAGAAGCTGGGCTAGGTGTTACGCTTTCATCTGGAGGTGTACTCGTACCAAAGCCTAAAGCAAGCACTCCATTATACACAAAGCCCGGCCCGGCTGCTGGCATAGACCCTTATAAGGGTGTAACTATAGAGTCATTTGACTTAGACGAATCACGCCTATCAGACCAACTTTTAATCAATGCAGACTTTTGCCAATGGGCTCCTTTATACACCGGAGAACCTTTTAATTTTATCCATTGTGATTTTCCATATGGGATAAATTTTAATACAGGGGAGTACACTGGGACAATTGAAAACAAACTTCTTAATGACTACGATGACTCATTGGATACATACTGGAGACTGCTTAATACATTGCGTGATAATATGCACCTTATCGCGCCACAATGCCATATAATGTTTTGGCTGTCCCAAAACCTACGCCGGGAAACAGAAGATTTTTTTCAGTCCATTGGTGGTAATGTTGTTCAACCATTTTTAATGATATGGCATTGTGGTAGCAACGAGGGATTTGTGCCCGATCCTCAGAGATACGGAAGAAGAACCTACGAGACTGCTATGTTAATTACATTTGGTGATAGAAAGATTGTCGGGCCACGAGCCTTGTCGATAGAAGCGTCTCGCGAGTCAGCAACTCGAATCCATCGCAGTCAAAAACCCATTAGGGTACTAAGCCACTTTTTTGGCATGTTCGTAGACAATTCCTCTATTGTACTCGACCCTACAGCCGGCTCAGGGACAAGTCTTATTGTCGCAAACAACCTCAAAGCCAAACAAGTAACCGGCGTAGAGATTAACAAAGATACCTACGAAAAGGCGTGTGAGTACATTGACAAAGACCCTAATGTGAGAATGTAACTGTGAGTAAAGAGAAAGAGCTTAAGAAAAAAACAGAAGAAAACATGCAGGTAATATTAGGTGTGCTGTTAAAACACAAACTCGGGCTGTATGCTACAAACCTAGCTGAACTAACCGGGTTTTCTTTACGCCAGTGCGCCCGCATGTTATCAATGCTTCGCGAGCAAGGTAAAGTAAATCAAATTGGCGAGCGAAGAGAATGGGTAATAGCGCCAAAGCAGGAGCCGATATACCCAAACCTCGACGCCGACCACGAGAAGTGGAGTGATCAAGTTCGTACAAAAAAAGTTAAATACAACCCCTGGGGACAAGGCAATGCCACTAACTAACAAACAATTAATGGCGCACCTACTCGCTGAGTATGGTGAACTTGACGCGGCTATGGATGATACCGATGATGGGATTTGTCACAACTGCGGGCATATTCAAGCCGGCGTTGAGCCTGATGCCCGGCATTACAAGTGTGAATCTTGTGGTGACATGGAAGTATTTGGTGTCGAAGAAACTGTTATCCGTTTATTATAGGAACCTACCATGTCTAAGTTAAATCTTTCCGACCTGCTATTGTCTGATTCTCCCCCGCCGCCCGAGGTAGTTTGCGAGGAACTTAAGAAAGTATTTTCGTTTGTAGAGTCCACCAATACAAACGAACCATTTTTCAATATGCAGTTTGTTTGCCGTGATGACGAGCAGGTAAAGCTCGTTGTTAAATACGGTTACCGCGTTAAAACCGAGCGCCGGCCTGACGTAACGGAGCGATGGTTTTATAATGTAATTTCTGCTAAAGACTTTGAGGCTGAATAAAGGAAATTAACATGTTAATTCTTTGCTACGACACCGAAACAACCGGCATTATTCGAAGCAATGACTACACTCACCCTAATAACCCATTCTTAGCCTCTATTGCCGCCTTATTGTATGACACAGCAGCACACAAAGTAGTGTCGTCTTTTAACGCAATGGTCCAGCCGGCCGGCTGGGTTATGCCCGAGGAGGCCCACGCAGTAAACGGATTGTCAACAGAGTACCTTAATACGGTTGGACTTCCTGTTAGTGTGGTTCTACCTGCGTTTATTGCATTGGCTGCCAAGGCCGACCTGATTGTAGCTCATAATGTAGAGTTTGATACAAAAGTAATTTCCGCGGCTTTGTGGAGAAACATGGATGAAGAGGGAGAGCTTGTTGAGAAAGCAATGCACGGGGTAATTAGTAATTGGGCATTCCGACCTTCCCTTTGCACCATGAAAAAGTCAAGGGATATTGTAAAAGCACAAACTAAAAGCGGTAAAATTAAATACCCCAAACTAACCGAAGCATACGAGTTCTTTTTTAACAAACCCCTCGACAGAGCACACAGCGCCAACGCCGACGCAGTTGCAGTGCTAGAAATTTACTTAGCAATCCAGGCCCATAACGAGGCTAAAAATGAAACCACTGTTGGCTTGTAAAGTAACAAACCTTAATACCCTACAATACCCCCTTTTTACGTCAGAAAAACTTGATGGGATTAGATGCCTTATCAAAGATGGAGTTGCATACTCTCGTACCCTGAAACCAATTCGTAATAAATACATCCAATCCATCCTGGGCCGGCCTGAGCTTCACGGTCTTGATGGAGAGCTAATCGTTGGTGAGCCTAATGCCAGCGATTGTATGCGAAAAACCAATTCTGGCGTCATGTCAATTGAGGGTGAACCAGACTTTACTTACTACGTCTTTGACATTTGGGACCGACCCGGCACAAGGTATAAGTCTGCTTATTTAGCTTTAATCGGTAAATGCTGGGATATTGGAGACTCTCGTATAAAAGTCCTACCCCAGGTAAAAGCCCTTAATGTAAGCGATGTAGAGCGGCATGAGCAAGCCGCACTTGATATGGGGTTTGAGGGTTTGATGCTTCGCAGCATCGACGGGGCATATAAGTTTGGCCGGGCCACAGCTAAAGAAGGAAGCCTATTTAAACTTAAACGCTACCTGCAAGAAGAAGCTGTTGTTATTGGATACGAACAGTTTTTTAGGAACGAGAATGATCCAGAGATAAACGAACTTGGTTACGCCCAGCGATCATCCGCTAAAGATGGTAAAATTGGATTGCCCATGTTGGGGGCGTTAATTGTCAGAGGTACGTTTAATAATATTGCTGTCACGTTTAATATCGGAACCGGCTTTACTCTTTCTGAGCGGGAGCAATTATGGAAAGACCGGGCCGGGCTGATTGGAAAAATTGTTACTTACAAATTCTTTCCAACAGGGTCCAAAGAAAAACCCAGGCATCCGGTGTTTGTTTCATTCCGAGATGAGGAGGATTTATAATGAACACAATTAATTACATTCTCCATTACCTGCTCGCCTATGCTCACGTTAGATTTGAGGAAAGTTATTGGCGACAGGTGTTTTATAATGATCTTTGGGTGAAAGTTCTTGGAGAGTTAAATAAATGATATGCGAGTGTATCATACATACGGGCGATAACACTTGCAATTACCCGTATGTTTTGGTATAATCATATTTCCCATTCAACAGGTGAGTTATGAACGATGAACTTCTTTTCACAAACCAACCCGCCCGCTCAAGAACAATCACTATTGAAGATAAATACTGGGAGCTTGCTAGACAGCTTGGACACGGAAATGCGAGCAAAGGTATTAGAGCAGCGATTTATCAAGCAACCATTAGTAATAGCGGAGAACCTACAAGCAAAGCTAATTCAAAAAGCTCTGACGCAGCAGCACGCTTACTTTGATTTACACTTGTGTTTATTTATTCGCTCTCAACCAACTAGGGGCACTTCTAAAATAGGACCAATGGGCTCTGTTAAAAAAAGAGGGTATAGAGTAATCATACTAAGAAACCAAAGCTTTTACCAGAGTCATATAGTTTACTTGTGGTTTACCGGAAAATTACCAGAGTCAAACATGCAAATGGATCATATAGACGGTAATAAGTTAAATGACTATCCCGGCAATTTACGCTGTGTATCACACGCTATAAATCATAGAAACAATAAAAGGGACGTAAGAAATACGTCAGGATATACGGGGGTAGATTTTCACTTTTCATCTGGAAGATGGAGAGCTAGATGTGCAGGTGTTTATTTAGGTATTTTCTATTCTAAAGAGCTGGCAATCAAAGCTAGACAAGAATATATTAATCAAAATCCTGAGTTAGGTTATACTACCCGACACGGAGCTTAATATGACAACTAAATTCGTCATTGTAGGCGAAGCATGGGGCCAGCAAGAGGCTACCTTACAACACGCATTTGTAGGCTCCGCAGGTCAAGAACTTATGCGCATGATGCATGAGGCTGGTTATCCTGTTCCATTTTTACCTTATACTTTTAACTCCCCTGTTCGTATGCTGCATTTATGGAAAAATTCTGGCATAACACTACTAAATGTTTTTAATGCTCATCCGCCAGATAACAATGTAGAATTTTTCTATACTCGTGAGTCTTCTTCAACCTTTTCTTCTCGTCGTTTTGATAATAGGATTCATTACCTTAAACCTGAATATGAATCTCATGTTCAATTACTACACGAAACTCTACATGAGCTCAAACCAAACATCATAATTGCGTTAGGTAATACCGCATTATGGAGTTTAGGATTACCCCCTACTGTATCTAAGATACGAGGTAATGTAACAAGTAGTTCCTTTGGAAAAGTCTTAGCTTGCTACCACCCTGCGAGCGTGCTTCGCAAGTGGAACCAGCGGGTTATAACGATCCTTGATTTACATAAAGCCCTACGAGAAAGCGAATTCCCCACTATTTCTACGCTGGCCCGCGAGATATGGACCCGGCCCAGCCTTAAAGACTTATCTCGGTGGTGGGAGTTTTATGGTATAAGCTGTAAACTGCTTGCGTTCGATATAGAGACGGTTAACAACCGACAAATTTCCGAAATATCTTTTGCCTCTGATTCTACTCATGCCCTTCACATTCCTTTCTTTTATAAGGAGTTAAAACAATACATTAATTATTGGCCAAATACTCAAGAAGAATTTTTGGCCTGGCGCTTTGTTAAAATGGTCTTAGAGTCTGACATTCCAAAGATCGGCCAAAACTGCATCCAATACGATACCTACTGGCTGTTAAAGGAGATGAACATTGTAGTTAAAAACATCCAACACGATACCATGCAATTGTCGCATTGCTGGAGTTTAGAATTTGAGAAAAGTTTGCGATTTCTTGGCTCTATATTTCTTAACGAACGTGAGTGGAAAAATATTCGTGTTGATGTGAGTAAGCAAAATGACTGAAATAACTCAAGAGTACTTGTTGAAAAATATTCGATATTGCAACCAATCCGGTAGGCTATATTGGATACGAGCTAAACAAGGTCGTAAGATAGAAGTACCAATAGGGAAACTTCGCCGAGACGGAAGAAGGGAGCTGATGTTAGATTATAATAAATATTTAACAGCTCATGTTGTATGGATGATTCATTATGGCGTTTGGCCTAAAGCTACTAAATTAGAGGTAGATCATATTAATCAGGATAAAGGTGATGATAGAATAGAGAATCTTAGGTTAGCTACTCATTCTGAAAACAATCATAATAAATATGCTGGAAGTGCATACAGAGGTGTATACAAACGTGGAAATAAGTGGCGAGCTATGATAGGTGTAAATAAACGCCATATACATTTAGGGTACTTTTACTCCAAAGAAGAGGCAAGATTGGCCTATGAAAAGGCAGCCTTAGAGTATTTTAATGAGTTCGCTTGTCTTGGTTAAATGTCATGAAAATCATAAACACAGCTAACTCTGCGCCGGATAATACTCTCGACAAGCTTGCCCTTTACAGCGGCATGGACGTACTTTCCCTGTTCGAGATCAAAGCCGGGCTTTCGTCTCTAATGGACGAGGCTCGCTGGAAAACATACCAGTTTGAGATGGAACTTCAATCCCCTTTATTGGCAATGTCTTTAGTGGGTATACCTGTTGACGAAGCGGCCCGGCGTGAGATGGTTTCCCAACTCACCGCCGAGCAAGTAAAACTTACCATCCTTATAAATAAAATGCTAGAGGCCATTGGGTACTTTGATTACTATCGTAACATGGCAGTTGCTGAGTTTTCAACCCACGTTTCAATTCCGCTCCCTGCTACCTGGGATGAGTGGTTAGCTTTACCGATCCAAACCCGCCGTGCCATTAAAGAGGCTGCACCAGAGGCACTAGTTGTATTTCAAAAAGCCATTAAGGAATTTTCCGAGCCATTCAATCCTGTTTCCCCGGCGCAAAAACTACGTTTGTTTTACCACTTTTTTGGTTCCCCTGATAACACTTGTGCCGAAGGTTATTTCTTTTCCCCGCCCTGGCTTAAAACCTATGGGATTCACGAGCACAAAACGCGCAACACCAAAAACGAATTTACCCCAGCCGTTGATCGCGAGGCATTAGAAAAGATATTAAAAAATGCAGACGATCCTCGTTATGCTACTTATTGGGCGGCTCCGTTTGCTCATGTTTGCTTAGCAATTTCTGACTTGTCTAAGTCCTTGGGATTCTTAAATTGCCGCTTAGAACACGGTCTTTTTAAATGCTCCTTTGGTGCTGTTACCGAAACAGGCCGGCTTTCCAGTAGGCAAAACGCCCAGGGGTATGGGTCAAACGGACAGAACGTAACTCCAAAACTCCGGCATATTTTTATTGCCCCGCCCGGCGAAAAGTTTATTGTTGTTGACTATGCTCAAATCGAATCCCGTATAGTCGCGGCCATTTGCTTTCGTTTGTTTGGTGCAACTAATTACATCGCCATGACTGAATGTGGAGATGCACACACTCTTTGCTCGTCAATGGTATGGGATGATCTGCCCTGGCCCAAAGATTTTACCCTGGACTGGACTATTAAACACGGTCCTTTTCCAAAAGATATGCTTAAGGCGGCAAAGAAAATTGCCAATGAGCCATTCTATCGTGGTAAGTCCCGGCGGGACGTTAGTAAAACTTTAGGCCACGGCTGTCTTACTTCAGACCACGAGGTTCTTACTCCAATAGGCTGGGTGCCTATCAGTGATAAACCTGATATTATTATGCAGGGTGACGGAACGTTTGCAAGTGTAAGTAATTGGGTTGATAAAGAATATAATGGGGACTTTGTTTTATGGGAAGGTTTAAGTATTTCTTTAGCCATGACAGCAGACCATAGAGTTTACTATACTACAGAAAGAGATAATGTGTATGTAAAACCGGCTGCGCTTGTACCTAACTCATCTAGAATTTTCTTGAATTTTTCATACAAGGGTGGATTGATAAAAGAACCTTATGCAAGATTATTAGCAGCCTATCATTGTGATGGACACTATCCTGGCTATAAGCAAACGCAATTTCACTTTCATAAATCTCGTAAAATAATTCGTTTGCATAAACTTGCCCTTGAAGCTGGAGTTACTGTTTCACCTAGAGAAGATACTTCAAAAGTTATTCTTAATTGGGTGCCAGAAATTCATGCGCCTTGTTGGGCGATGCTACAATGGGACAAAGCTTCTTTAGAAGCTTACATGGATGAGTTAAAATACTGGGATGGCACTACAAATGGTATATATGTAAGCTTATTCTCTAAAAACTGTGAATGGCTTAAGATGTGGCAAACATTTAATAGATTACTTGGTAAAGGAGGCAACATACAAAAACCACACATAAGCGGTTTTGGTACTGAAATGTATAAATTGCAAGTTAATAATAGACGATATGCTTCAAGAGGCTCTTTTACAGTTGATATAAAACGCAAAGGATCTGCAAGAGTATATTGTCCAACAGTACCAGTTCAATCTTTCTATGTAAGGCGTAATGGTAAGATTTGTGTAACCGGAAACAGTAACTATATGGGCAAACCGCCCCACATGGCGAAGCAATCTCATATAGATGTAAAATTAATCGAACATTATCAATCGGTTTATTTTTCTACCTGCCCTGAACTTCGTCAATGGCACCGCTGGGTAGTCGAACAAGTACAAACTAAAGGGGAAATTGTTACAATGCTTGGCCGGGCTCGCCGCTTCTTTAGCCGGCCCAACGACGATGCAACTATTCGAGAGGCTGTAGCATACGAGCCCCAATCCGTCGCGGCGGATTATTGCAACCGGGCGCTTTTACGCTTACACAACCTTTGGTTAAAGGGTGACTTTCCTGGCACTATCCGTTTGTCAAAGCACGACGAGCTTGTTGTATCCTGTAAAGAAAAACTCGAAGAGCAAATTCTTTCTATCATGCGCGAGCAAATGAAGGAGCATATTACTCTTGTTTCCCCTAACGGGATTACGCGAGATTGGTTTGTACCAGCGGAATGTGAGAGTGGGTGGAACCTGGGCCGAAAAAGCGAGGATAACCCTAACGGGATTGGCCACCCGCTGGACGGGAGGAAGAGGGTTGAAGGGTTGTCGTGGAAAAGTTGGAAGGTGTGATGTATGTACGATGGGTTGCTTTTAGAAAAGAAGTGAGCAGTATATAGTAACCTATTGATTTTACTTAAAAAGCTAGTACATGGGTGTGTTAATTTTCCATCAAATTTGATGAAAACATTATATCGTGGTATGATGTTTCATTGGGTTTGGGAAAGGTACATACGTAAGATGTCAAGCCATGTAAAGCTCAGCAATGGGGACAGTATATCTCATGCCCCAGGTGATAAACTCATATCAGTACGAAAAGGCATTTGGCTCGGAGATTTTATTTTGAACTACCAAAATGCAATGATAAGAGCAACAAGGGAAGCTTATGATGCCTTACCTACGTTAAACATTTTAATGGCTAACGTTGAGAGGGAGAACCTTGTTCGAATGCGTTCCACTCGAATCGCAAAGATTCTTGGCTTAGCTGACGTAACAGTTGATAGACATATACGAAAGTTAAGGCTATGTCAGCTTATTATCCCTGATGCAGTTGAAGAGGGAAGAACCCGTGCAGTTTATAACTGGCGAGTTTGCCCGTACTTAGCTTGGCGGGGTAATACCGAATCTTTAGCTGCATATATAAAAGCACTTGAGCCAGACCATATATGGAAAACTTACAACGATCCCGTCGAGATTTAACCCATGGACAAGCTGGAAGCTATAACGCTCGGCCCGGCCAAGAAACTTCCACCGCGTTCCGAGGATAACATTCTTGAGTCATGGGAAAAATACTCCCTTCCTCTTCACGCGCATCCGTTGTTTAAAAAAATGGGCGGGCTTTCTTTAATATCAGCCGTTCTAACTCGCAAGGTTTGGTTTCGTACCAACCCAGTAATGCCGCCGTTATTCCCAAACCTTTATATGCTGTTGTGCGGTTTGCCCGGCTCTGGTAAAGACCTTGTTATCAATAAAATCCGAGACCTTTTATACACTATGATGGAAGGTATGGAGCAGCAACACGGTGTCAACATCGGCCCGGAATCGATTTCAACAAAAGGTTTAATCGACGCATTAGCCGACGACAATGCCCGGCTTGCGTTTACCTTTAACAAGGGTGGTAAACAAACAACCGTTCATTACCATTCACTCTACATTGCGAACGGTGAACTCGGCGCATTTATGCCCGAATACAACACGCAAATGATAGCCAATATAAACGACATTTATAATTGCAAGCCTACCTTTACCGACCGGGTTCGTGGCAGGGGTAATGCGTCTGAAGTTAAAATCGAAAACCCGCACTTGTGTATGTTAATTGGAACCCAGCCGGCCGTGTTTGCCCGCATCGTACCTGAAGAGGCGTTCCAAATGGGATTCACGGCCCGGCTGATAATTTGTAATGTTAGGGAGGTAATACGAAAACCCCTATTCAAAAGCGAAAACGTAGACACAACATTATTCGATAAAATCGCCTCTGATTTACGAGTGTTGTCTTTTTTAGCGGGGGAGTATAAAACAGACAAACACTTTAAAGAAAAACTAGATACCTTCCACATGGAAAATCCTAATGCAATAAATCATTCCCGCTTTGCTGACTATAACACTCGCCGGTCAATGCACCTGGGTAAAATTGCAATGTGCTGTGCCGCCGCAGAATCAAACGAATTACTCCTTACCGAACGACATTTTGACAAAGCCCTAGAATATCTTTATCTTTCCGAAAAGGACGCGCCTACTTTATTCGATGACCTTATAACAGCACAAGGGTTTCATCACTCTATTGAGCAAGTTCTTTACAACAAAACCCTTACAATAACCCACGCCGAATTGGAGCGTAAACTTCGCAAAACTCACAAACCCCACGAGGTAGGACAGATTATTCGATCCATGCTGCAAGCAAACGACATTGTATTTTCTCATTACAACGGCGCAATGCCTATTTATAACGTGCAAAATAAGGAGTTAAAATGACTACGTTCTTTAACGGTATTCCACTAGCCGGAAGCAAATGGAAGCACAAAAATGGAAACACTTATACAGTCTCCTGCCTTGCTAATTTTTTCTCTGAGGATTACGAAAAATACCCTCCTACCGTAGTATATACTGATAACGATGGTAAAGTGTGGGCCGTGCCTTTGTCGAATTGGCATAATCGTATGACGAAAATAACGGACTAAACATGAATTGGATAAAAGAAAACAACCGTAAGTTGTTGGCTTTACGCAAGAAAAAAACTCCATTAAAAATTATCGCAAAAGAATTAGGAGTTACCGTTAGTGTTGTTAGTTACCACCTTAAAAAACTTAACGCACCTAGAAGGAAAATGTTTATATGGTCACCTGAAGCAGATGCTAAAGTGTTAAGCATTTATCCTACAGTTGGCCGGCCTAAGCGAGGCACGGCTAAGGCATTGGCGTGGGAAATAAACAAATTGCCTGCTAGCGTAGTATATCAGCGCGCTCGCTTCTTACGAAAACGAGCAGCAAACAACACGTCTTTAGTTAATTCTTTTTCAATCAACGAGGTAACACAAAAATGATTATCGGATACACTTCGCTTTGTCAAATGGTTGAGTCTGGTATTATAGAAAACGTAGACCCGGCCAATATTAACGGTGCGAGTATTGACCTGACTTTGGGAAATACTATCTCCGTAGAAACTGCACACGAGGGCAAAATGGTTGTCGTTGATTTGGCTGCCCGGCCAAGAGAGTTCCCTGATTTTATTGGGGTAACAATGAATGAGGGTGGATTTTTAATGCCGCCTGGTATGTTTTTATTGGCGCATACGCGAGAGGTGTTTAATTTGCCGAATAACATCGCGTTTAATTACAGGCTTAATTCTTCGCTGGGCCGGGCCGGGCTTAACCACGCGCTGGCTGGGTTCGCTGACCCAGGTTGGGTAGGATCACATCTAACGCTAGAATTAAAGAATTGGACTGAGTACCACTTCTTGCGAATCCGGCCTGGTATGAAAGTAGGCCAAGCAATCTTTTACCAAACAGAGATTGTCCCCGAGGATCGGTCATATAAGAATATTGGGTCTTATAATCATTCTAAAGGAGTAACCTTAAGATGACAAAAGAACTCGATCCTAACGGTCTACATCCTAACACACCTGGCGCGAAGCTTGATGCAAACAAGCCCGATTGTGACTTAGTTTTTGGTGGGTTTGCAAAAGCCCTTTTGGAGGTTGCGAAGGTAGGAACATTTGGTGCCGTCAAATACACGGACAACGGGTGGAAGAGTGTACCAAACGGAATCCGACGTTATCGCAGTGCCGCCTATCGACACCTATTGGCATTGGAGTTTTTGGATAAAGACTCTAACCTGCCCCATTTAGCACATGCAGCGTGGAATTGCTTAGCTGCGCTAGAATTACTAAGGAATACGGAGCATCCTGAGAATGAGTAAACTTATTTACCTAGCCGGACCTTACTCCTACAACCCAGCTCTAGCCTTTGAAATGCACATGCAATACGCGGCGCATTTAATGAGAGAGGGTCACTTGATTTTTTCTCCAATCCTCCACAACCATCAGCTCGCCAAGACTCACGACTTACCAACAGACTTTACTTTTTGGAAACGACACAACGAGGAATTACTTACTCACTGCAAAGAATTGTGGGTAATCGCAGAGGGGCTTTTATGGAAAAGCAGTGAAGGAGTTAAGAATGAGATAGAGTTTGCAAATAAACTGCATATCCCAGTAAGCTATATTGCGTATTGTTCTGAACTTTCTGTTATGGTAAAGAGTTTAATTAAAAATTAAAATCTAATTGGAGGTTATAATGAAATATGAATGCGGTTACACCATACGTTCCGGCGGCGAGACCATGGAAGTAGTCGTGGTAACGGTAGATGAGACCGATAAGGAACGAATGGAGCGCGAAATTAGGGCCGCCAACGCAATAGAGGCCGGACCTAATGTGCGTGGCCTGGTAAAGCCACAAACAACATTCCACTGGGTCAGGCCGCAAAAGTCTTAATAAATTAAAAAGCCCGGCTATTAACCGGGCTTTCCTCGCTACCCTACCTTTTGTTTATAGGCTGTGTTAAATTGATTTTGTACAGCCTCCATTTTCTTTTTCAATTCCTTTTCCCTTTCAAAATCCTCTCTGTTTTGTGCAGCCCTTAGTCTCGTTCGCAAACTTTTCAATTGCCGTTCCACATCTTGGGCCTGATTATACATCTGCAATTCCTTCCCCCGTTCAGTTCGTACTTCCTGTAATTTAATCAAATCCCTGTCCGGCCCGGCCATATACATTCGTTCTAGTCTATGCGCCCCGTAAATGCTGGCAATATTCGTGTGATACTTTTGCACACTAATCGGGTCATATGGGTCAGAGAAAAACTCCCGGATAATTGGAACATCCTTTGGACCCTCAATTCCCTTTTTAACATCCTTGCCAAATCCGAACGTGGAGTCAGACAAAAACCGCCCCAAACTACCCGTTAAGAATCGGGCAAGTATTTGGTAATCACTAGGTCTTAAATCAATTGCCCCTGATTCAGCCGCGCTTCCGCCTGTCGCCTCGTTAACAAATCGGGCAAAGCTTTGGTAGCCCTTGGGGGTATTTCCCCAAAGCAGTTCCGAATTGGCTTTCTTACTTGCGCCCGGATACCCTTCAGGCCCGATTGGGTTTCCTGAAAAATCTTTATTCTCAAGAATCTGCACGAACGGATCAGCGGCTGTCGGCGCGATGGCTTGCGCTATACTTCCAGGTTTACCCATTGGGCTTAACGCGGTCGCACTTAATGCAGCTAAATCCAACGCCATATCTTGAACTTTACGCTTTCCGGCTATTACCTCACCCATCATTCCACCAGCCCGCCATAGGGTATTGTAGACCCATGGCGCGGGGATTTTGATAAAGTCTCCTCCGATCTTTACAGGCATAATAATGTATCTTTCTTTGTCCCACTCAGGAATTTTATCCCAGTCATCCGGTGCAAGTGCCCGTCCCAGCAAATCCAGCATAACCGCCATTGCGATTGTGCCGCCGGCCAGGGCTTGCAGTCGGGGCGAACTTATTAAGTTTCTAACGACTTGGTAATTCCCTTGTACGCTCGCATTAAAGAACAACCACCACGTACCTAGCATTTGCGTTTTATAACCGCGCCGGGTAAAGTTGGTTGTTAGGTCTTGAGAGATTCTTGCCGCCTGTTTCTTATCAACCTTGTTTTTAACCAATGTTTGGAATGTGCTAAACCGCATTACATTCTCAAATAACAAGTTAAAATTCTCAATCCCATCCACCCACTTATCTTTTACTCCCATTAAGTACTTCATGCTTCCTTGTCGACGAGCAACCTGAGCATCGAAGCCCCTCCATGTATCATCCATCTGTTTTAGACTGTCAATGAACGAGGCCCGGCCCCCAGCGTTTTCCCATTCTTCAACAGCCTTTACATCATCGTCATTCGGATCTCTATTGCCATCCAGAAAGACTTTCTTTAACGCCTTGAACGCACGTCCGTAATTATTAAAAATATCTCCTGTGTACTTCGCCGCCTCACTTGCCTGCATATTATAGGCCGCTGTAAACGGGTCCATAATAGCGTTCCGCATTAAGAACACAGGTGAAAATGTAATATTAACAGCCCGAACCAGTTGGTTAATTCCACCTAATACCTTCATCGGCCCGGTTAACTCTTGTGCGTCGAGATTATTTACTGCTCGCACAAAACCTGTAGCCCGCCCGTTATGCATATTAGGTCGGACAATTAACCTCTTTCCATCCTTAATCAGCACTATGTCGGCCGGGCTTGACCCCGTTGCATTCTTCTCACTTAAGAATCCATTCTCATCATGAGTGACATATTTGTCCTTGTCAACAATGCTAAACCAGGGTTTCCACCCGGCTTTGTCTTTTGAAATTACTTCGTACAATTCCGTATTCGCAAGATTCCTCTCCGCTGCTGCTGCTGCTGCTTCAACTTTAGCCAGTGCATTTTGGAGTACCAAGGTTGGCTCACTGAGTGCTGCGGTTCCCGTGCGGGTTGCAATTTGTTTTGATCCACCTTGGCCGGCCCTCCGAAACAGGTTTTCAACCTCTTGATCGAACTTGTACGATTCCCGGCGCAACGGCGCATACGCTGATTTATCCATCACCAGCCGGGCGTGCTCTTGTGGAGTTATTAAGTGGCCGTCTTCCAAAATATCCAAAACGTGCCTGTTCATTGCGTCGAATAGGTTGGCAATTTGAGTGAACTTTGCCTTGTCCTTATTAATACCCTCAAGTATGCTATCAACAGTTCTTACTTTGCCAGCAGCTACTCCTCCGTCAGAGAACCCACCTGCAGCGTCTTTGAAGATTTCCCATTCTTCCCTTATCTCTTGCAACCCGTCTGGGTTTTTCTGCTCGAGCGGCGCATATTTATTCATCAAGTCAAACATTAATTTCCGCATAGTCCTAGAGGACATTTGCGCCAGGTTTCCAGTAGCATCTAAGTACTCTTTTCCGTCTGGCATTTTCCCATCTAGAATATTCTTTCTACCCTCCAGCAGGGCTTTTCGTTTTACATCTGTCAGGTTCTTTGCCAAGTCCGCTACAAATCCACTGCTGGCTCGCTCGGCAAGATCAATATTTACCTTGTCGATCTTAATATGCCGGGCTGCCAACATGTCTCCTACTTCTTGCGGAGTCCACGGACTATTGGCAATAAGAGTTCGTAACGGGATGTAGTACTCTTGCCGGGCTTGCTCAATTCGGGCTGCTTTTTTACTGCGCAGTAAAGAGTAAGTATCGTAGATGTCTTTCGATTTCTTCTCCATATCAGAGAAAAAGTCAATAAAATGGCTTCGGAACTTTTGCAGCAGGCCCGGCTTGTTGACTAACTCTTGACGAACGTCTGTTGGGTCTGTCCATAATTGCTCGCGAAGCTCTTTAATACCCATTGAGTAAAGAATGTTGGACTCGGTTTGCTTTCCATCTTGACCGACTACTATTTGCTGCTCATACGGATAATCCTGCATTGACTCAGGAGATACTTGTTGCCGCTCGTCAGCCCGCATACCCATCCGGGCCTGCGTCAAACGCGCCTCGGTCTCGCCGGCAAGGCGTCTATAAAACTCAAATAGGTCGGCTTCTTTACGGATTATTTCTTCATCACCAGATCTTATTTTAGTAGCCTTATTTATAAGTTCAGCAAGCCTTTTATTTGCTTCAGCTCTATCCTTATCAAGGTTAACTCCATCTAATATCCTATTAAACGCACGTTGTTGAGGATAGTTAAAATCTAATGCACGCTTAACTCCAAATAAATTAGCAACAGAATCCAAAAAAGAATTAGTTTTGTTATGAGCAATACTCCATTGGTTACGCTTATGCGCATTTGTTACCATAGTAGGATCAGACCATAACGTATCAGATACTTTTTTAAGTGCTAAATATTCATTTATATAACCCTGTAATCCTTCTAATCTACTAGCTTTAGCAATAATATCAAGCTCTTCCACAACATCACTTTGTTTTTCTTGTATTTTTTCTAGAAGACCTTTTGCAATATTCTCTTTTGTTTCAATTGGCAGCGCAGCCCATACCGAGTTTTCATTACCGCCCTTTGCAAAACCCTCATACATTTGAATTACGTGTTGAATCTCATGCAACAATGTAGACATAGGGTTTTTTGTATAAGGAGTAATCCCTAGTTGCAAGTTGGTATCATTAAACCAGCCTTGAACTGCACTATTAAAATCCATAAAGGCCGGTCGTTTAATCACACTAATCTTTCTAATTTGCGGATACGCCGCGAAAAGATCTGGATGGTCGAGGACATCCTCTAAAAGAATCACCTGTTCCGGTTTAAATAATTCCGACTCAGGCATTTCCTCAAACGGAAAATTAAAGCTTGCCTTACTGTCATCAATCTCAAACCGCCATTTACCATCCGCTCCCTGGTGCCAGCCTGTTTCTTTTCTAACAGTTTCTTTATCTTCCCCTTGCTTTAAACGCAGCTCGGCCTGTTCCAGCATACTTAAATTAGCAGTAAGCGCGTTCTTTCCGGCGAACGAATAAAGCGGATCGATTTGCTCTAGTGCCGCCAAAGCTCTTCCAAGTCTTTCACTCGCCGGCAAGTTCGCGGCCTCTTGTAACACCCTCGCTCGTACTTGGGCTTCTTGCTGCAACTTCGCAATACTTCTATTCAATCCCATCTTAGCCCATTCAACTGCCATTCCGTCAGTCAACTCAAACCCAATACCAAGCTCCTTCATCCGTTGACCCAGCCGGGTTTGTGCGAACCATGCTTTTATCTGGTTTACCAGCCGCCGCCAGAAACCAGTACCTGTTTGTGCATCAGCCCCGTATTGCACAAAATACGCCAACTCTTCTTCCGCCAACAATCCCGGCCGCTGTTGCTCAATAAGCGCACGCACAGCATTAAGATCGGATTTGTTTCCGTTCTCGCGAAGATTGTGTTTAATTCCTAACAGGTCCGCCGTTATAATAGTGGCGTGTGAGATTGCGTTTTGCGCGATTTTGTTACCATTATCGGCAAGAGTACGGAGGTCTTTTACATACGATGGCAAAGCCTTTCCAAGCACCTCATTAAACGTATGGTGCTCTCCTTCGTGTAAAAGCACCCCAGACGGCGATCCGTTCGCGGGCACGGAGCCAGTATATAAACGGATTTTACCTCCAATCCACGAGCCAGACTCACCATTCGGACCAGGGCCGTCGATGATCTCGATAAGACCTAATGCTTCGGCTTTTTGGGTCCAACCGCCTTCTTCCATTATTGAATCAATATTGGAACGGAGTTCTTCTGGAGTAATCTTAACCGAGCTAGATTCTGTTGCTTGCTCCTTTGAGAACAACGGCTGTCCCTGCATCACCGAGTCCCGCATGGCCGGGGTTATGTCAACGCTGTGTACGGTCTTTGTTTTATCACCAAATTCTATTTGGGTTGTGCTTACAGTAGCTCCCCACTTCTTAACGTACTTATTAATTTCGCTAGGAAGTAGTTTGTCATAAAAACCTTTCATTCCTTCGCCACCAATCTTAAGATCAGTTCCTTCTAATCTCTTAGCCGCAACTCCGGACCTATTACTTTCTTTTTGACTTAGTAATTTTTCTGCCAGTTCTTTCCCGATGTAATCTTTAACGTTTTCTTCAGGAACATTTCGGCTTAGAATAACCTCATTATTTTTTCCATACGCTATCAGACGTTCAGTATCGCGGCTGTATTGTAAAGTTTGAACATGCTTTGCCAGATTATATCTTTCAACTTGCTGCTCTCCCGTCGTCCACGCAACCTTATCATACCCATTTTCTGCCGCATATCTCAACATCCGCTTAAACACAAGGCCGGCCCAGCCGGAAAGAGTCTGGCCAGACCCGGCGATGGTTTGCTTGAAGGGAGCGTCAGGTACTTTGCCAATTAATTTTGACTCAGTTTCTTTAATTTTCTTTATTAAATCAAAAACTTTATTGTTTTGTTCTATAGCATTTGCTTGACTTTGTTCATACTTTTTATAAAGCGTAGCAATCTCATCTTTACTTAATCCGCGCCCTTCAGAACCAGCTAAATTAGCCCAATCATTTTTTTCTTCAAGATTATTATTTTCTAATATCTTTTTGGCTTCATCAAGATCTTTGCGTAATTTGTTTAATGGCTCGTAATCAGCATAACCGCTACCTTTCCCCTCTTGATGCCTCTTACTTTGCACCTCCTCCAAAAACAGTGTTTTCTTCCCATCCCCATCTACTCGATCATTAAACCTTACCCATGCAACTGCCCTTCCACCCCCTACGTCTCCATAGTGAGTAGTATCGTCAGTATTAAAAGGTTCAATAGAAGGAACAGTTAAAACAAGCTCACGCTGGTTTTGTCCACCTGGTTCGGTCCAATTAGTATTTCGCGGGTTTGGATTTGCTTCCTGCACTTCCACCGTATTATCCCTAACATGCTGCAAAAGTGCCTCCTTTGTAACAGGGCCTTTTTGTTCTTGCAGCCATTCCTTCGTTCCTGACCAATCCAATTCCTCTTGCTTAACAAGTCCCTTTTTAACTAACGAGTCAAGTGTACCCGCCCATTGATGAGCAGGAGCTTTTTGTTGATTTATCTCTTGTGCCGCACGCTCTAATGCAGAGTAGAAAGTAGGAGCTGACTCACGAGTGACAGTTTCACTTAGCGGCTTTGAGTATCTAATATCTTGACTAGCGGCGTTGCCTTCATTCTTAGCCGGCCTCTCCCCCATCAGCTTCTGCAAATTCTCAGTTTCTTGCTGCGTTGGAACTACACGCGGCGCAGCGCCCGGCGTGAGTTCGACTGACTCGCCCTGCTTAAGCTGGATCGGGGCCGGTGCAGCATTCGTTGGTTGTTCAATTACAGGCGGAGTTTCGCTGGTTGGTTGTGTTTCAACAGCCGGCGCATTTTCAACTGGAGCAACGCCCTGTGATAATTGCTTTAACTTATCTTCCTCTTGTACAATTGCTGTATCTACATCAGTAGTATCTTTCCCTGTCGCACTTAAGTCTTCCTTAAGTTTACCCAGCCGAGCTAGATTATCTTCTTGCGCTTTAATTAAAGCATTAATATCTTGGCCGGGCTGCTCCGTATTAATTACAGGAGGAACTTCAACAGTAGAAGGTGCTTCAACAGCAGGCGCTTCTGTAGGAACTACCTTAGTAACAGGCGTTTCTGCGGCGGACACTGGAACGGTCGAGGGAGTTTCTATTGCTGCCTCCTCAACAACCGGCTTTTCACTAATCGTCTGTTCGCCCGCTTTTGCCTTTTCAATCGCCTTTTCGTACAAGTCTTTAACAGCTTGGATTTCAGCAATTTTCTCTACGTCACCCTCTGTTTGTGCAGCAGCCAGCGCGGCGTCTAGTTTTGCTTTTCCTTCCTCTAACTCTTGAAGTTTGGTCTTAGTCTTAATTTCACCAGTCGGCGGTGGTGTGGTAGTTGGTTTCTGCTGCGTACGCGGCCCGCTAAATGGAGATACTGCACCAGCCGCAACACCACCAACCAGTGCACCAGCCGCTGTTGCGTTCTTAACCTGACTCCATTCATCATCACTTAAACTTGCAAACAGCGGATCGTTTTTCGCCCATCTCATCCCAGCAACATTTGTTAATTCTTGTAACCCTTCGGTAATGCCTTCTGTAATTACACCCTCTGCGGCCCCGCTTCCAGCTCGTCTTCCAACCTCACCCGCTAGTGCAACGGCACGCTTAGCAAGGTCAGGATTTTTCTCAATAATCTGCTTAATAGATTGCTTCGCGTATTCACCCATTCCAATCTTTTTAGCAGCGTTATAAACAGGTAACAATTCCAGTGCCGCATTAATTCCGCCTACGGCAATCGCACTCTTTACTGCGTCAGCTGGTTTAATCCCGGCTCGTGTTTCTTCCCCAAACGCCTGCCCACCTTCTAATCCGAAACTACCCGTATATGCCCCGACTGTGGCTCCAGCAAGAGTTCTTTCCATTAATGCCTTTTTCGCAGCCTCTTGCAGCGCCTTATTAACAACTTGCCCCTCTGTCGCTTGTACGGCTTTTTCTGCAACAGTCTTTTTAACAATATCCCCAACCGCCGCTTTGGCAAGCTGCTTAACTCCTTGGTTTGCACTTAGTCTTGCAACTGCACCACCTACACCACCAGACGCGGCTAGCGACGCCAGCATAGGAATACCTTTTCCTAATTGATAACTAGCCCAATTGCCTAAATCGCTTGCGTTTTTAATATCTTCAATGTTAGCCACACTGGGCTTATAAAGCCCACTTTGGCTTTCTTCCATACTTTGATTATATCCCTTTAACCCCCAATCAGTAATTCCTTTTGTAACTGGATTTTCCCCAATAACATTCTCTACCGCTTGCGAGCCCAGTGCAGCAATTCCATACCCCGTCCCTTGCATTTCCTTACCAAACGCACCCAGCCCGCGCTGCCACTCTGGCATTTTATTATCGATTTCAATTGGCTTATCCAGCGCGCTCAAATCACGGGTTTGCCAAATTTTCTCGTAAGGATTTGCGTAAACGGGAGTAGACATGTTACACCTATGATTTTGTATGTACAGGATTACCGGGTCATTTCGTATTTACATTACCACTTCTTAAGCAAGGGCGGCACAGTCCCTGGCTTATATCGTGGTATCGCCTGGTTTTTGGCAATGGCCGAAGTATTAAGTGCTTCCGCAGTCATTCTCCCATCTCCTCCAGTCGGCCACTTTTCCTGTTTATTTGCCTTGTCTACTAAGGCTCGCATTTGTTCTAAATGATTGGGCATTTTATTGTCTTCCTTTATACATAGCTGTTACTCTAGCAGCAACCCGTTCATTAAAAGCCTTCATATCTTTAGGTGGCCCATTCTTCCAGTCATACTGTTTAGCCTCCTCATCCGCAATACTGGCCACAACACCAGGTGGTACTCCAGTGGCTTTTGATATTTCCCAAGCAGTCGCAGCTAATTGGGCTGTCGGTGCGTTTTTTGCTGTAAACAGAGTCTTACTCATAAAATCTTCACGCGATTTATCATCGTACTGCTTTTGTTCTAATGCAGTTTTAGCTTGATTGTTTTGCAAATTCGCCATATCGACTTTTAATCTATTTTCATCCATTACTTGCTGCCGATTTGCTTGCTGTTGTGCAAGCAAAAATCTTTGCTCTTCGTATGGACTTGTGGTACGTTGTTGTTGCGGACTCGGCTGATTTGCCATAGCCTCAAGTTTAAATGCCTCTACAATTCCTTCTTTTTCTTTACGGGTTTTAGTTGGATCACTAAGTTCTCGTTCAAGAGCATTTCTGCGAATAACATCATCACCAAAACTATCGCCAGGTCGAGAGAAAGGATTATACGATGGAATTTCCGGCTGAGTATTTGCGCCGGGCTCCAAGGCGCTACGCGGGATTTCCAATTGGGCTGCACGCAAGTCCTTTAATGCTTCAGCTTGTCGGTTATAGTTTGCAGCCATTGCACTAGCTGCTTGATCTTGAGCAAAACGATCTTGCAAGTTTCTTGCCGCTTCTGCGTCGGTAGCAGCGCCGACAAAGCCACCGCGATTTGTAGCGCCTGATAACCCGGAGGCAACTTCGTTTCCTTTTGAATCGTAATAAGTTCTCTTACTATATGCTGGTCTATTTGAGGTACTTACACCAGTAACAGTAAATCCACTACTTCCAACAGGCAGTCCCGTCGTATTAGGTTTTTCTGCTGGAGGCTGAGTTGGTGCAGGTGCAGGTGCAGGTGTATTACCTGTTAGATTTGATACAAACTCTTTTGCTACAGGTACTGCTGTAGCAATGGCGCTAGTCATCGGTTGAACAGTATCAGTAAACGCTTCACCAATACGTCTTCCCATATAAGCAGGAATTGATTCATTTGGCTTAGCCATAGCTTTTGGATCTGCTTTAAACCCAAAGGTACTATCACTAGGTACAAGATATTCACCTACTTTTCTAGTTAAGTTACTTATCTTACTTAGCATGTCCTCATCAGATTTTCTAGATGGACCCTGTACAGCATATTCTTTCGGAGTATAAGTTTGCTCTGGACGAGGTGTAGTTTGTTTTTTTCCGGCAGCGGAAGCCTCATCATAAACATACTGATTATAAGCCGTACTATATGGATTATCAGCGCCTTTTAACAATGCTTTGGTTCCTTCCCATCCAATGTCCAGCAATCCACTAATAGAGTCACCAGCACCTGCCATTAATAGTGGAGCTGCTGTACTCGACACAGCCCCGCCAAAACTAGGAGAGCGAATAGGCAGTCCAGAGTTAATAGGCGGTGTACTACTAGATGCGGTTACACTTTCGCTAGTAGGCAACTCTCCTGGAACACTAGACGATGCTCCTGTATTTTGATAAGGAGCTAATGGCGTACTAACTCTAGTAAATTCACCTTCAATAAAAGGTTTTTGTGTAGATGCAAAAGGAGGGCGCAATCCCCCTTCCACATTCGGCGCCAAAGCTGATGCATTTGTCGGACCTAATGACTGAGGCGAAGCTACTGGATTAAGGCTGGAAGCTGTAGGTAAGCTTCCACTAATAGGACGTGGCGGAATGGTAGGTGCACTTTGTTCACTTAGTACATTTAAGCTAGAACCAGTATAGTTTAACTGTTTTGGCTGTTGCCCTGCTGCCCTAAGTAATTCATTACCTTTTGTTGGAATGTCTATGTTAGGTATTTTAACAGCAGGAATATCAAAAGCCAACGGATTACGTAAATTAAGTCTACGAAGTGCATTAGGAGTAGGCTGCTTTGGTAGCATATCCCCACTAGGAATACTTACACTCGGTAAAGAAGGCCCATCTGGACGCGCTATTACTCCAGGATTTTGAAAATTTCTAATATATAATCTGGCTTCTTCAGGTGTCATATTAAATACTCCTCTGTTAAAAGGCCGACCCAACGCCGGCCTGGATATTATTCACAGCTCATCCAGCATTTGTTTCCGCTTTGCCATTCCTTTTCTAATTGCTTCTTTCCCTGGCACATTCAGCATATCCGCAGCCATATTCGCCTTAGCCTGATTTGATGGTTGCGGTAGTACCGGACCATCTGTACCCCGACCCGGCACTGGAATTACCGGGTCAGCTCCCTTTTTAGTGTACTCTTCTTTAGCTCTAGTAGCCAAATTAACAATTGTACCAAGTGGACCGGCCATGTTTTATCTCCTAGTAAGAATACGAATAAGTTGTTTGACAGTCGGATGAATTACGATAGTCAGTGCTATTTTGAATCTGAGCACCCATCGATAGCGCGGAGGTCCAGCCGGCAGACAACTGAGCTGCCACACGAGCAATGGCACTGTTGGCTTCTACCGTCACCTTGGCGGTTTCCAATACCTTCTGGAGTTCGAGTTCCTGCGCTTTCATGTCTAGATTCGAGTCGATGGAGAACCGCTGGAGTTCGAGCCGGTCTTGTTCGAACAGTACATCCAGTCGATCCTTTTCGGCAATGACCTCTTCATGAAACAAGGTAACGTCCGAGTCACGCAACTTCACGTCGGCCATCAGCCGTGTTTCCTCGCCTTTCAGCTTGGCCTCAAAAATGCGGATATAGCCGTCCTGTTCTTTCAGCTTGGCCTCGATCAGGGTGGCGGCAGCGTTCCCCATATCGGCCAGCGCCCGTGCAGCAGCCGCGAACGCTTCGACTTCGGCCTTGTAGACTTCCACCTTCGCCAACTGAATCTTGATGTGGTTGGCTTGCCATTCGCCAGCCACCGTGCGCGCTAGTTCTTGCAGCTTCAAAAATCGATCCGCCAGCATTTGCTCCAGCGTCATCGTCTTTTCGATGGCGAACTTGCGCGTGTCGCGTTCGATCTCGTCGGCCTTGATCTTGATGTCCCGATTGAGTTCGGCCTTTTTGTCGCGGGCCTGCCCCTGGATTTGGGACAGCCGTGCTTCCAGCGTACCGTCCGGCAGGCTGAATCCCCGTGCCTGCCAATCGACCAGTACGGCGGATTCCGCTTGAAACGCCTGCTTGTCCTCGGCAGCAAATGCTCGGTTGCGAATAGCCTCTTCTACAGCAGCCGGCATTCCAACCGCGCCGTCCTGCATCCAGTCAGCAAGCGTGCCGTACAGCAAAGCCACCGGCGGGCACGCGGCCAGCACGGCGGTCAGTTGCGCGGCCATGCTGGCGTACTGGCTGGCGAATAGCGAGAGGTACTGATCGGTGATCGTCACCCCGTCGAAGGTGGGCATTTCGGCGATCAACGCTTGCAGTTCGGCCAAAATGTCGTTCAGCACGTCGTCCAGGTCATCCAACCCGGCCAGCACGTTTTCGGGGTCGTCGGGTGGCGCGAACGGAGTGATGGACTGGCTGGGAATCGGCGGTGTATCGAACACTCGCGAGGTATCGACGGGGTTAGAATATTGTGGGTTCGGGCTCCACGCCATCCCAATCGCCGCCGGCCCGGTATCGAACGCCGAGCGCAGTTCACCGATGGCGGTCAAGGCCAGTTGGTACGCCTGATCGCCCTTACTTTGAACGATGGCGAGTTGGTTTTCAATGAGATCGGCGGCCGCTGGTCCCGATAAAATTCCGCAATTACTCATAATACTCTCCTACGCCTTAATCTTTTCAACACGAGTCGGAGGGCTCCTCCATAACCTCGCCCGATTCCGCACGAGTGCGATAGGGTACAGCGAACGATGTTCTTCTTTTACAGGGAGGTTTCCCAGCAGGAAATCTCGTTCGGGTGTATTAGTTTCAATACCACTCTCGCAAACAAACTGATCTTCAAACTCATCAAAAAACGCACCTAAAATAATAGGGTCGTGCAAATACATTTGATAGGATTTTTCATGCAATTCAGAATACAGGTAGCGCATTATTTCTGAATTGCTAATATCGACCATACCAGAAAAAGAGCTGTGGCGGTCTAGATACTGGCGCAATCGATTGATGTAAAAAAACTTGCTCTCTGTGCTAGAGTACGTTCCATAGTAACCAGGCATTAATTGGGTAAATGTTGACCCAGTTACCATATTAGACGCGCTGCCATCATAAGCCGTAGATTCGTATAGTATCTTTTTTACTTTATTAATATAATCAAACACAACCGACTTTATATTTAGGCTGTAAACAACATCGCCATTAATAACTTTATTCTCTTCTGTCGTATCTGGCATCGACGTTTCAGTTACAATAAGTCCTGTGTCAGATGGTAGGGAAGTATTGTACCTATACCAGTTACGATTTATTATCGACGTATTTTCTTGCACCGAATTAATATAATCCATTGTATTATTATAAGACATGGAAAATTCTTTATATTCCACTACCCCACGAGATAGATCGGAATAAGTAAGCAACCTTGCAGTATACTCATCACTAATAATTTCGCTTTTTTCATTAGTAGAAATATAACTATCCTTTTGTACTTCGTTTATATCAGTCGTGTTGGAATTATACCCGACTTCACCAACCGGACCGCACCCAGGATAAGCCACAACAGTATGACTGTAATAAAAAGTGGCGTCAGCTTGATCTTTAGTCTTCCATCCTAATTTTGATTCTGCGCGTGTTAATGACTCTATTTGTACATTTAAAGTGCGTTCTATTAGATCAAGCTCTAATCCATTATTTGTAGCGATAACAGCAGTTGTAAAAACGCTATTAGAGGCAGTACCATCATACTGGTCAAGATAATATGTATATACGTCAAGAAACTGCTGAAAAGTTATAAGTTTATCTGCAATTCCAACACATGAGTAACCTCCCCCGCAAGGAGTAAGTTGTATTCCGGTGTCATAATACTGATCTTTATGCGGCCATCGCTCCCAATAACCATAAGGTGTGGTTCTTTTATTATAATTTCCAAAGTAATTTTCCTTGTTTGAGAAATTAATTAATTCAGTTGATTCAGTTGTCTCTTGGAGATTAAGAAGGATTCTTTCGTCTTTTGGTGAATAAGAATACGCAATAGGAATATCTTTACTGTAATCTGTGGTTGCTCTATTATCCGTAGTTGATCGATCAGTTCCGCTAAATATATTGGTATTTAATGCCCAACATTCTGTATGCTCAAGCGGGTGCGGGTTGCCATAATAACAATCACCAGCGACATAATCTACAGAGGAACTAAAAAATGAATCGCCCCCTGATGATGGTGTAACTGAAGTGGCTATATTTGTTGATACTGAATTAACGTCTATATTATAGGAAAGCACTTTTTTATCAGTAATTGTTAGCATCGCATTAACTGGGTCTATCGAAAACACCAGCCACACCAGTCTAACATTATCAACCTTGCCACGCAGCAATCTATCCCCAACCGACACGATCCACATTGCTTCCGTTCCAGTGCTATTAAACCTCCACGGATAAGTTACTTCTTGATCGATGAGCGCATTCCCTATTCCTAATGCGTCAGCAATTAATGGTCTGATGTCGAATGTTGCAGACTGGTATCCTTCTTCTATCCCGGCAAAGTTTGCCATATAGAAAATTGGAGCAGTTTCCTGTTTGAGTTCGTCTACAGCGAATATCAATAAGTCTGACGCATGAATGTAGGTATCCTCATTTTCAAGAGGGACCATGCATCGGGTATATCCTGCAATAAAGGAAACATCATCAAGAGTGTTGTCGTACCGATCCCATTTAGAGTTGTTTCGATAAAGTTGCGGAGCCAGTATATGAAATCTATAATTTGCCGTAAAATGTCCAAAGCGAAACTCTGGCAGGGTAAAAGCAGTCGTCCCGTTCTGCAATAAAATCTGCCGGCGAATAGTCGTATGAATTGGTGTGTAAACTGGAGGACCGTCCCTAATATCAACCGTAGTTAAATATCCATTTACATCCAGCGTAAACACGTCAGTCCCCCGTGTTGCACGATAATCGCCAGGCCGGATGATAGGGATGGGTAGATCACCGCCAGGGGAGTGCCACCATGACACCATGTTTCTTCCCTTGGCGTCGAAGTAAAACTGATTTCCCCATAGAATCGCCTTATTACTTGGATAAACCTCAACTTTGTCGGGTAGCCCCTTCCAGTACGGATGACTGGTATAGTGATAACCTCCCATCGGGCGCTTCGGATTGGGGTTGGTGTCCGAGCGCGGTAATGTTTCATCCCCTAGCAAATAAGCCGTTCCATCATCCCCAGCCGGACTCATGTAGTGTTCTTTTGGTATAAAACTGAAATCGAAATAAGGGAACTCTTTATAAGGAGCGTAAGCAGTCTCGGTAGTGTCGATGTATAGAATATCGCTGGATTGATCGCGCAGTACCCTAATTTTCGTGCCATCTGGCAAGCGAACCCCTCGCGTGGCCAACTCAATATCGCCGAGCGCCATGGAGTTTCGCAGCTTGCCGAGAACGATTTCGGCGATTTTAACGTATTTAGTACATAACTCACGCGGCCCGCGAAAGACGTGGCGAATGGTTGGGAGGACTGGGCGTTCCAGCATACCCCATTTAGATTCAGGAAGATCGGCCACTCACCATTTCCCCAACGGGCAAGAAAAACTCTTAAATCTGGCCTTGATATTGACTGCACAGCCACATTCTTTGCAACGGATAAAAGTAACATCCGTTAATGGAACTTTGGCAATCTCATGACGATCACACGTTCCACAAATTTCAAGTCTTTTATCGAGTGATTCTTTATAATCCAGTGGCGTTACAGTAGAGGTCGTATCTCCAGAGGTACGAATCGAGTAAGAAAGAGCAATGTCTGTATCACCATGCTGTTCTATCAGTGCCTGTAGTTGCTGGATCGCTTCGCTGATTTTCATTAACGCCTCCTCTTTAAAATCCACATCGAGGCACGGCACTCATGTCGCTCAGCCGGTGCAGTCCCTTGTTCACCGAAAGACCAATATACACTGTTTAATCCTTTTCCAGGTTTTACTATTGCGTCTCGATGAGCACTTCGAGTCATATTAGGAATAGGATAATAATCAATTCGTTTTGTGCCCTCTTGTATAGTAACTACTTCGGCAGTAGCAATTCCCTCTATCCTACCTAATATATTTAAATCAATTGGTCGTTTAACTTGATCACTTCCCAAGTGTGTTAAGCCTGTACGCCAATGCCATGTAATGTCATCACCGTCATCGGTAGTTGCATCTAAAGCAAACAAACCGTTAGAGGTAGTTAAATACAATACCCCGTTATATTGAGCTATTCCTGTTATCGCCACAGGCAAAACATATTCAGAGACAGCCCCGGTGTCCAGGTTCATCACTACGATGCGCTGTAGGTTTGTTGCACTATCGGAGACTGAATCAGAGAAAACGAAAGTATCTTCGGCGGCGGCGTGCAGAGACAAAATAGCCCCCGCCAAATCGGAAAATACCATCGAGTCGGATGCCGCAACGAACAGGATAGATTGCGCCGAGTCGGCAAACGCCATGCTGTCGGCCAACGTAATTGGATAATAGAACGTTGGCCCAAGCACGTCGGAAAAGGCTATCGAATCGCTGGCATCGGCCAGTTGCATCGATCCGACCGAATCGGAAAACGCCATGCTGTCACTGGCTGCGGCGTGCAACGACAAGATGGCACCGGCGGAGTCGGAGAACGCCATCGAATCACTGATAGCCGCAATCTCGAAAGCAACGCCGGCGCTGTCGGAAAACGCGATAGTATCAGTCAGTGGAGCCAATATCTCGTGCGTGTTCCCTAACGAGTCCGAGATCGTAAAGGTCTCGAACAGCGCATGATAGTTGAGCCGTGGCCATATTTCGCCACCGTTCCACTGAAATGGAACGCGCCGAGAAACTGGAGATGACATAATCGATTATTCTTCCAAAACGATTTCAGGAGCAACCGATATGCTAACGGTAGCCGTTACCTCGATACCAACTCGCCCGCCGCCAGGAATCACAATTTCATCGCCAAAAGGAAGAATCTCATAATATCCAGCTTGGGGATGAACCTCGCGAATCGCCAGCACGTCGCCTGCCGTAGGCTCGCTAGTAGCAGTGTGCTGAGCGGTCGTCTGTACCGTCTCGGTATAGTCGCCTAGTTTCTTTGGTGTCAGCGCCGACATAGTGCCCGCAGTAGTTTGCCTCAACAAGCGAACTAAGACCGGCGGATCGGTTGAAACAATCCCTTTGCAAGTAATGCCCCACCGCTTGATTTTAATACGATGGTTGGAAGCAGCTACAACTTGTAATACCGTCTTTGCACTCGTGCCCGAGCTAATTTCGCCCGGACTTGCAGAAATAAGGATTCCAGCCATGATTGGTTCTCCGTTGAAAATAGAAGGGTTGAACATCTCAGGTATCCGACAAAGTAACTTGGTACGTCAGGCCGATGGAATCGCCGGTCGTTACCAGCGTCCGCGCCGTTGCATACTTGATCGCCGACAGCAACACGCCGGACGTGCTGCCCTTCGTGCTGTGGCTGAGCAGACCCAGCCCGCGAATCACGACGTTATCTACTGCCGAAGTAAACGTGGCCGGGCTGGCTGCGTTAGTCGTTACTCCAAGATCGGTAGCAGCCGCCTCAACAAATGCAACTCGCGTTGATTGCGTGTACTGCGTGGTCAGTTCGCCAGCCACCGAAGCGAAGGTGGCCGCCGTCCACGTCGCCTGCTCGGTGACGTTGTCGGTCCACGGCGCCAAACACCAAGTCGTATACTGCGTAGCGCCGTGTAAAACACAATCCAATATGTGTTTGATTCCTTCGACCGTAGCCAAATTATGATCTATGGTCTCACCAAGTCCGTCATTGCAATAAGACAGCACAACTCCAGACCACTTTAATCCCATTGCAGGAATTTCAAGGCCCGATTCAGTCTGGCGCCATTGCCCGTTTTTAACGAAGCGCGCCATCTCCGCGAGATGCAATTTCTTAAACCCAGCCAATAGATTTTTCATCTTAACCTCTTCAGAATTTATTGGCCGGACAACCCAGCCACGCCCTGAGTGCGATCAAGCACCCACACACTTTACACGTCTCTATCAAAAACGGAGGAATCCCAACTTGCCGCTCGCCGCGTGAGTAATACACACACTTATTTCTGCATAAATCAACACGGCGTAAACGCTCGGCTTTGTCAGGCACCATGAACAAACTCCTCTGCGATAACTACATCGTTTGGGTTTGTGTTAAAGCTATTTACATCAGATGTGCTAGCGAACAACAATTGCCTAATGCCCTCGCGCACCCGATAAGCAGATAACCCATTCAAAAGCGGCCCGGCTGAGTATCGGTTTAGCGTAGGCTTAACAATAACACCACTCGGTTTTCCTATGCAAGGATACCCGTTTGTATCTAACCATGTGCATTGGTTTCTTTGCTCACTATTGCCTGCAACATCAAATGGTAATTGATTACAAACAGTACCTGCGACAATACCAGCATCAACTGACACAACTCGACGAGTCATTGACGCGGGTTCGTTGCCCTGTAAAAATACAATAGCAGCTGAGGTTCCGATATAAATTCCATCATCGACAGCACCAATGCCGGTAATAGGCGCAGACTCACGAAAGAAACCGACATTAGGAAACAACCAATGCGGAGACCGCTCAGAGGTAAACCACAATGTGTTACCTTCCGCAATCCACAGCCGGCCTTTATAAGCACACAACGCCGACCCAGGACGAGGCGGCACAGCCAGTAAAGAATCTAACAATCGCCCGCGCGTACCAGCCCCAATATTAACTGTTGCCCCACTGGTGGCTGTAGCGGTATAGCGTAACTCAAAGGCAGTTCCGTTTGTGTTTGAGACATAAATATTAAAAGTACCCCCGGCCGGAACAGTAATACTAATACCACCACCCTCTGGCACAGTAACAGTAGTCGTCGCCGGAGCACCCGACTCCATTCCTTGATGCACAGAAGTCAATGTAACCTGATAGTCACCAGCATACAATCCGCCAGATGCAATAGCAGAAGCAGAAACAATAAATGGCGTATTAAGTCCCCAATACCCAGGCACCCCACTAGAATCAACCCTTCCCCGCTGGTAAGGCGTCATCCAAAACACATCACCGTTTAACTCTGCGTAATTAATCGGCGCATTTTGGATGAGAGAGACAAGTGATGAAAACGACTCATCTCCACTTAAAATACCAAGTGTGCCGTTCTTTACCATCAAAACAAAACGGCCGTGGCCGGGTGTGTAAGATGAGTGGTAATTGCCAGCAGAAACAGACCGCAAACCAAGCCGCGATAATAAAGAGCCACTGCGCGTTACATCGAGGTTTTCGCAAACACGCAGTGTGCCCTCTGGCAACTCGGTTTCCATCGAACGGTTGTCGAGACCACCTGCAAATTTGAGCACAACAGGTGTTAGGTCCATTCTGTGCGCCTTACAGCTTGAACAGTTAATTCCCAGTGCCCAACACTTTCACCATCTACAGCATCAATCACTACTATATAAGTTTCACCATCAACTAACTCAATGGCATCGTCGAGAATGCCCTGGTAACGTCCGTTTGAATCTTCGACGTAACTCAAGGAAATCGGCCATGTAACACCTTCTACCTCAGCGCCACTTGAATCCAACAATGTAACTGTTACGGTAGCAGTGTTAATATAGTTCCCATCTGGATCACGCAATGTATCTACAGTTAATCGATGATCATTACCAACATATAAGTTTTTGCTCATCGCGGATCAGTCCTGATAGTCGAAAATAAAGCAGCGCATGTACTGATATTTGCCGATGCCATAAACTCACATTGAACTTCAGCTAGCGCTGTAGTAATAAGTTCAATCGATACAAGCTGCGCAGGGACAAAAGAAATCGCAGCTAGCAGGGCTACTTCAGGTGAGACTGGACCACTTTCTATACCCCCGGCAAAATACCTTGAGGCGAAATAGCGCGGGGCGAAATAGCGCGTGGTTGAGTACGCCATTTCAATCGCTCGTATCGTAAGTGACGGCCGTTCGATTTCCGGCTGCGTCCACCGTTGCGACTATGCGATTCTTGGTATCGCCTGCATTGCGAATTGTAACGGTCGTTCCTGCTGCGCCCGACAACTTGCCGGCCAGGGCAGATAGCATCAGACGTAGTGTTTGTTTCACGGTTTGTCCGCTTTCGACGGCGGACGCCAATACCGCCGCCGCAATCTCGGCCTCGGTCGGCACGTCCGGCGCGTTCGTGAGCGTCGTTGTGGTATCGGCGAGAGTCACATGGGCGACGGTATCGGTTGCCGGATCGAAGTCGTGCAGCGCCGCTATTGCAGCATTTGCAGCGGTGATTCCAGCATTGTCCGGGGCGATGTAGTTCGCGGCCAGCAGCGCAGAGGTCGGAACTC